GCAATGTCAACATATAGTTCGTTACGATCGATTCTAGCCGGAGTATTGTTTGTTTCATCACAAACTACTGCGAAATCGTAAAGGGCTCTTAAACCAACTAATTCAAGTAGTAATGATTCTACTGATTGTTTGATCTCATCCCTTGTGATTTTATCATTTGGTTCGAAGATATATGGACGAGCCAATTTATTAAGTTGGCTACGTAGATATACAACCAAACGTGCTACGTTGATTCTGTCTAGTGCAGAAGCATTTCTTGCACGAGTCTTTTGACCGTAGTTGACCAATCCAACTCCATTAAAGAATGTAATTGGGTTAATCTTTAGATCATACAACGTATCCCTTTGACCTTCGTTCAACGCTACAGTTTGGAATTCGCCAGTTGCAGCATCAATGTATCCTACTGCTGTAGCGTTTGAAATTCCACCACGTCTTGTACCTGCTGGTGCAAACCATGGAAACGAAACTTGATCACTTAGTGCAATCGTTCTCATCATCATGTGTGAACTTGGAACAACCGCATTTGATCCGCTTAGGTCAGTTGTAAATCCGTTTGGATAGAAAGTACCTAAGTATTCATCGTATGTTACTAACCCGTTATCACTGTTGTCAGTAACTAGTGCTGCATTCGAACCCCAATTAGTTAATGTGGTTGCGTCTGCTGCTAATCTCAATGGTGTGTCACCAATAACAAATGCTGTTAAGCCTCTGTCAATGTTAAGATTAACTAGGTTACTCATCAATTCTGGATAACCCGGTGCAGCAATGATGTTAAAGTTACGTCTTTCTTCATCACGTATCTGTGTGCTTGTATCAACAACGCTCTTCATTCTTTGTACAACAACTTTGCGCTGTGCTTTTCTTCCGAATGATCCTGAACCGTCTTCGTTGTTACCTGATTCAGTAACCCAACGATCAGTTGCATAATCACCCATTGCTTCGTCGTTGTTAAAGCGTTGGTTGTCTGCTGTTGTGTCAATGTAGTTGTTAGCATAACGCTTAACGTTACCGCCACTTCTACGCAAGTTCCATAGCAGCATGTTTTGTGGATACAATGCAGGGTCTGGCGCATCTGGATCTAAGTAATCTACCTTCATTAAATCCTTGATAGTTGCTGCTGTGTTACCAGTAGCACCTGTTGAACCATAACGTGCATCTGCAAACAGGATACCATCTTCAGTAGTTTGATCGGTCTTATCAACTAATACCCATCTCTCTGACTGTGGTCCTGATTGGCTGCTGTCATACTTGTAAATTGTTGGATAGTTTTCAATATCTGCTGTTGAAATCCAAAGGTCTCCAGTTACTGTAGTTCCTTGAACATATGGATTTGATGCAGCAACAATTGGTGTGTAACCAACTCTATCGCTAGCCGCTTCAACATATGGACTTGATGTACTTCTGTAACCAACCCAAGTTGTTCCATCATGGATCATAATGTCCACATCTGAAAATTCTGGATTGTACCAAAGTTGTCCATCTGCTGGTTCTGCTTCTGGATTATTTGAACTAGCATAAAAATCACTTGCTGAAAGTGGTTGCCAGTTAGAAGCAAGGTATCTATTCTCAGCAGTTGAGTCATCAACACCTGGTGCTAATTGACTTTGACCAGCACTTAATGAAGCATCTGATAAGTTATAGAAGTTAGCAGTTCCCGTTGCTGTATCAATGTTGTATGGTGTAAACAATGCACTAACTGCATCTCTACCAACATCACGCATTCTAAACTCACCACCTGTCTTGTGTGAAATTGTGATTTCATTATTTGCTGTTACCGCTGCAACAATATTAGTAAGTCCTGCTGCGTTAATAGCCGCTGCCATTGTATTAGCATCTGAGCTTAAACCAGAACTCGTAAATGTTACTCTTACTGGACTGTTAAGTGCTTCCTGATTTAGAATGGACTCTTCAATTTCAAAGGAGTAATCATCTGCTGTAAGTTGAGTTGCAACAACTGCTGACTTAATTGTTGTATTGCCTGTAGCAGCTCTGCGCCATACACGGAACACTGCTGTTGCTGGTGAATCATCGTATAGGCTGTGCTCAAAAGCATTTGTTTGAACAAATAAACTATCAACAGGAAGATTGGCACCTGCTCCGCTTCTATCTAATGAATAAATTGCAGAGTGTCCTGTTGCATATAATGGTGCGTCTTTAGCAACCCAAGTTTCTGTTGCAGAATCCCATCTCTTTGCTCTCCAGCGTGCGCCGTTATTTGGTTCTGTTGTTTTGATCCATACAGAGCCTGTTGGTCTTGCATTTACATCTGTACCCGGTGTACCTTTCCATTGTGGAACAAGTGTGTGTGGGTTTTGATATAAGTCTGGGCCTTTGTAAGTAGCAGCACTGATTTCTAATTCTGTTAAATCTGCTGTACCTGCACCGATTGTAATTGTGTTTGCATTAGAGTTTGATGTACCATCTGTGTAAATTCTAACTGTCGAATTAACATTCTTAGCAGTAACACCTGTAATACCATAACCATTAATTTGACTTACAATTTCATCAACTGTATCACCGCTAGTAATAGTAACTGTAGTACCATTGATAGTAAAGTTACCTGCTGCTGCTGTGATTTTAGAACTTGTTAATTGAGCTGAGATAATTGTAGGATGGCTTGCTCTCCAATTTGCTGAACCAACTAGTACCCAATCACCTGCTGCAACTCCTGCCGCTGTGTTACCTGAGGATTTGTAGTACATTCTTGCTGCTTCTTTGGAGAATGTAAATGTTCCTGTTGCTGCTGTTCCAACTGTTTCAAATACAACTGCGTAGTCGCCAATTGAACCAACTGAACCTAATGGAGCATTGCTTGAAACTTTGGCTGCGTCGTCGTCTGTTAAAACGATAGGCAGTTTGTTTGCAAACTTCTGTCCACCTGTTGTGCTAATTGCAGCACTGTTCCATTCTTGAATACCCCATGTAGTGGAGCCGGTGTCAACCCACCATGTTCCGTCTTCTGGATTCGCTCCCGGAGCCTCTGAAGTTCCTGATAATTGGGACATATCAACGTTTGCTCTAACTACAAAAGCCGCGTTGGATACTCCTAATAAACTGTATGCTGCTAATAGACCATATTCATTTAGTTCGCTACCATGAATAGGTGTATTGCTCGCTGTCTTTTCGAAGTTCGGTACTCCAAAAAGATCTACTAATTCTTTCTGACTCGTCACTTTGAATGCAGATCCTGCATTCGCCGCCGTAGTTGCAGAAGCAACCCCTGTGCCTGCGGCATTTGTTTTGTCTTGGGCTGTTGCTACAACAATTAATGGAGTAGTACCCGGTTCAGCGGGTGTATAAAAACTCTCATCAATTACCGTAACTTCTACGCCGGGTGATGTAAGTGCCATTCCTTTATCTCCTGGTAATGTATAAACTCTTTTTTCAAAACATTACGTAATGTATGTTATACTGTATTTAGTTGTTTCACTCAAAAAAGGCGCTTTAAGACCAATAATATAAAGGGGACAAAAAGGTGTAAATATATGCATGAGACCGTTATGTAAATGCGGTTTAAGGCCGCGAGCAGTGAATTATAAGAAGAATGGCAAGACCTATTATAGGAGCCTATGCGAAGCCTGCTCAACCAAAGGTGTGTATCACGGGATACCTAGATGGTATAGAGCCGGTTATAGGACCAAGGATACTTGTGATAAATGCGGTTTTAAATCAAAACACAGTGAAGTTTTTAGGGTATTTCACGTGGATCAAAACCTAGATAATTGTAGGCATGCTAATCTAAAAACAGTTTGCGCAAATTGTAGAACAGTATTAGCCAAAGAAGGTATACGCTGGAAACAAGGAGATTTAGTGCCCGACTATTGATGCTATTTTTTTATACAGATCGTCAATAGTTGAATCATTTGTTATTTCGTGGTCAAACTCAGTACCTACCCATGCCCATTCCGAAGCATGAATCTTTTTATCTTTCATTTCATTTATGAATAAATTTGAACCGGCATTTGCTTGAACAGCAGCATCATACCATTCGGGTAATTCTCCTCTTTTGACCCAAATAATCTTGCCACCAAGTTCCTTAATTGCTTTAATTTCGTTAGGAAAACGCACATCACTAACCACTACATTATCTCTACTTTGACGCAGTTTATTTTCTAAAGAAGCAATCCAAATGTCATCATGAAACGTTCTACGGCATACTTCAGTTCCCCAATACTGTAAAACCCAACGAGGTGTAAGAGTTGGCATTGTTAAGCGTTTTGCCCACCATTCGTCTACCTGTTCTCTCCATTCTCTTGATTCTTTTGTTCTTCCTTCCAGCATGGTTCTATCCCAGCCAAAAACAGCAGCAACAGAATCCTTTAGAGAATCTGCGAAACTTTCTCTACGGTACTCATGGAAGTTTACAAGGTAATCAGCAACTGTATCTTTACCGCAGCCGATAAATCCGCAAACGCCTATAATCATATAACTCTCCTTTAAAGTTATATTATAGCGTCTTTAGATTATATGTCAAGTGTTTAATAGAAGGGTTTTGGCTGTCCTGGCTTGCCTGTATTAAGTTTTCTTGCCAAAACGCTTGCTGTGTTGATTGATTTGGTTCTTTGCTGTCTGCGTGCCTGTGTTGGTGAAGTTCTAGCACGAGTGGTTTTCATTTTTTGAGCTCTAGCAACATTGTATTGTTGAACGCA